TGATCCGCCAATATTCGTCCAAGTCGGCAGGCCGTCAACCATAGTCAAAACTTCGACCAAAACACTTTCGGGGAAGTAACTCATTTATACCCTCTGCATCTGCTGACCCAAAACACGCGCAAGCGTGCGGGCCAACTCGTCGTAATCGATAAACGCCTGTACTGGTCCCGACTTCATCTGCGCGGATCTCTGCGAGTTGTTCACATAGGAACCCTGCGGAAGGTTGACAAGTTCGGGACCATGCTCGCCTACCCATGACCATTCATGCGGAGACATGAAGCCGCCGCCCGCTTTGCCGCCAATGGGAGGAAGTTGAAAGTCGCCCCAGCCACCACCACTGCCACCGCCAAACAGGCTGCTGACGGCGCTGATGCCAAAACTGAGAAGCCTTGAGAGCCAGTCCCCACCACCCCCACCTTCACCGCCCTGACCTCCGCCTCCACTGAGCGCCTTGGCAATGGCCCGCTCAAGCTCTCGCAGCGCCTCACTACGAATCATTTCCAAGATACCTAAAGCAAACTCTTTCACGCCCGCCCCGATACCGTCCTCAAAACCGCGCTGAATGGCCCGATCAATCGTGTAGGTAATGTCGTTAGCCAGATCGTCAGCGAGACGCCGCCACTTTGCCATCGGATCTTCTGGGGGCGGCTCTCCCAACTTACGCAAGTCCTCAGGTGAGAGCACGTTGCCGTCCGGCGTGGGGACGCCGTTGGGCGCTATCGGCGGAGTGGTTTCGGCGATATCGCGCAGCATGTCGCGTAGCACCCGTGCATGCTCTCCGGCATAGAGGAGCATCGCATTGAACCGTAACCACTGTTCCTGCGAATCAGATAGCGCAATGTGGGCCTTTGAGAGCGCCACCCGAAAGTCGTTGAATTCATCAATGGCCGTCTTCTCACCATGTGCCAGTTGGCGGAACGCCTCTTCCTGTCTCGCGGTGAACGCGTCCAGCATGTCCGCTTCGCGCTGCTGTTGCCGGGTCTGTTTTTCTGACGCCTCAATCGTTTTCTTTCTGATGTCGATGGTCTTCGCGATAGTTAGTACCAACGCCTTTTGCAGTTCAGAGCTGTGCTCGTATTCCTTGCCTAATAACTCCTCCTGCGCGCGCTGCTCCTCAGTCAGAGGGGTGAGGTTGCGTAATTGGTCTTGATAGCGTTCCATCAAGCGGATGATTGGGTCTTCTTTCTCACGCGTGGCTTTGTCTTGCTTGTCACCGCCCAGATGAATACCGGAGCCGGGGCGCAAGCCCGGCGGTAGCTGGAAATCGAGTCCTCCGACATTGGGGTGCGTACGCTTGAGGTAATCAGACACTACGGCATCCGCGGTTTTATTGGCGCCGGAGTAGAAGTCCAAAATTGACTGGAGCGGGGCGAACGGGCTTTTCAGGTCGATATTCTTAACGGCGGTTGCTACCCCACCGACGAGAGTTGAAACAGTGAGGATAACTTTGGCGAGTTGTTCTCCCCACCACTGCCAGTGCATTTCATTTGAATCCAACGCCGCTTCGATCGCCGCGAACGCCGCCGTGAACGCAGGCGCGGTTTCATTACCCACCTGATTACCAATCCCCGTCAGGCGTAGTCCAATGCGTCCGAGGGCGTCACCAAAGTCATCGGCGCGCGTTACCATTTCTCCCGACATGAGGACGCCCCACTTGCGCAGCCGATCCATTGACTCATCAAGGTTGCCATTCGTTTCCTTAATCAGGGAAAGAAACAGCTTGCCGCCTCGCGTACCAAACGCTTCAGCCGCCAAGGCAGTCTGAGTGGTTGCGTCACCCACGTTCGATATTGCCTTGAATGTTTGCCGCAACGCATCCTCGTTATCCTTACTGGTCACACCAAGGATCTTGAACACGTCGTTGCCTGCCGCAAGGTTCTTCTGAAATGAGACCAGTCCGGCACTCAGGTTTTCAACTTCTATGCCTGCTGACTTACCAATTCCCTGCAGGCCGGACAGAGTCTCCGCGGCGAAGTTCACCTGTTGACTCATGTCCTGCAATTCACTCCCCGCTTCTGAGAAACGGGAAGTCAATTGCCAGATCCCTGTAGCTAGCGCCGTCACTGCCGTGAGCATGCCGCCCAACCCGGCAATCGCCAGTCCTCCTACCCCTGCGGTACCTAAGGCTGCTAGTTGCGGAGAGACAGAACTGAGCGCAGACCCGAGTTCAGTCCTGAAGCCGCTGGCTGTAGTGCGTTGTTGCTGTTCTAGTTGTTTCAGATCACCAGAAAGACTGCGAGCTTTCTTTTGAGACTCGCCATAGGCACGGTCAAACTGAGAGGTGTCAAGGGTAAGCTTGGACGTGAGGCTGTATAACTCGAAAGTTTCATTAGCCATTATCGGCGTCGCTCCCGCTCAAGTTGCCGCTCCCGCTCAAGTTGCCGCTGCTTCTCAACTGCCGCATCGGCTTGGGCACAAATCAGGTACCTCTCGTAGTCGTCACCCGACATGCGTTTTGATCTGAGTCGTTCCACAATGTCCAGCACCGAACAGTTCAAGTACTTCGCCAGTTGGCGCAGGTCGTAAATTGGCGGATAGTAATCAGGACAAACCCCAGACTCCCCGCGGCTTAAGCGCCATTCGACGAGTCCGACGACGTAGGGTTTTCTCCGGCCCGGTCTGCCTCCAGGTGCTGACCGAGTTTAACCATGAACGGGATCGGAAATCCCTTCAGCCTGATTGACGCTACTGGTACTGGTGTCTGATCCTTTGTGACCGCGTTCCAGTCCACAATCGCATCCGCAATCCAGTCATACTGTGCGCGCTGGGACTCCTCTGTTACATCTTGCTGTTCTCGGTTTAACTTGAGAATCAGCGCCGTGTCTTTGGTTTGCGCCAGTTCCTTTTTGATCTCCACAAAGCGCTCCAGCCGCTCGGCGTAGCGGCGTGCCCGTTCTGCCGCCCACTCGGGCGTAGTGGTCTTATACTTGTACCAATGACCTTTTAGTTTGTGTCCCTCAAATTCAAATTCGAAGGGCACGACTAGATCCGTGATTGCGTCGATGTCAAAGACACCATCGCCGTTTAACGATTCATCGGACATGAGAATTCAGGCTCCTGCTTTAGTTGTCTGTTAGAACGTGCCCCACGTCTGCGCCCCTGTCTGCACAAAGACCGCATTCATGGTAACGATGTTAGCCACTGACGAGTCGAGATTAAACGACTTCAGGTAGCACTCGCCCGTCAGTTTCGGCTTACCTGACGCCGAGCCCTCCGGCCCGTACTCGTAGGTTTGCGAGACTCCGGTCGTGAGTTCATCCACGCCTTTCAAGTGCGCAAACGCCGTAGCATGGTAGAGAAAGTCGATGGTGAACTCCTGCCCGTCTCTCAGTCCCGGAGTGGTACTGTGAGAGATTGAGCCGTCGAACGTATCGCTGTTGAGCATGTCGCGGCCCTTACTGATCGCCCCTTTGGGTGAATAGGACGACAGATCCTGAAGCGCACCCGCCGAATCATCCAGTTTAAAGGCCATCTTGCCTACAACTGCACCTTGCATCTTTGTTTACCTCCGTGCGAAAGCCGAGTTAAAAGTTATGTTTGTGGTTGTCCCCCCAAAAGTGTGTACTTCCCTGAGGAACCGTGGAATTGTCGTTCCCGCCGCTACCTCAATACGCTCTTTCGTTGCCGCAGTAGCCGCAGTAAACGACAGAAGATCGCTCCAAGTTGAGCCGTTGGAACTCGACTGAATCTTAACCACAACCGATGGGGACGCGCCCGTGATCGCAGTGCAATGAAGTACGGCTACCCCACCGTTTGTAGTCGCTGCTCCGTTGTCCACACTCGTCCCGTTGCCGGTGCCTGTCTCCGCGGTTAGATCATGTAGCGATACTCCGTGTTCGACGGCCCACTTCTGCGAGGTTAGTTCGATTGAAACCTTGACTAGATCAGCCACTACCGCATCAAGGTTGTATTTCACCGCATCGGCGTACATGAGCATGGCAGGCTTGCCGACAGCACGCGTGTCGGGATAGCCGGTCACGATGATCTGCGTATCAGGGAGCGAGGCAAAGATGTCCTGCAATGATGCTCCCGCGACCGCGTTTGAGCGATTTAGGCCTTCAAGCATGAAGGATCCACCACGCAGTACAGGAGTATATGACTTAGAGGTTTCTGGCAGCGTCGTACAATCCGCATAATCACGGTTGCGCTGTGGATTCATCTTCTTGAGAAACTGGCTGATGTCGTACTGATCAGCCATCACCCGCGAGTTGCTGCTGACAACTAAGTTATTCATCGTCTCGCTCCCTTCCTGAGAGTTCGCGAATCAACCCGAGATCGATCAATTCGTCAATCTCGCTTTGCGTGACCTTGGCCGGGATAGACTCCCCCGCCTCGACTCGAATAGGAGGCTTGAACTGCTC